ACAGAGTCAGTATCACCGTAAATAACTGTTTCACCTACATGATCATACTTGCCAGTGAACATTTCATTTACTTTACTGGCCATGTGTTTAGCAACACATCGACCAGTCAGTGTGGTTGACTGCCCCATACGTTGATCAAAGAAACGTGAACCTGCATTAAGCAATGCACCGTATAGTGAGTTCAAGTTAATCTTTTTAACCAACTGTCGCTTGTCCCAAAATTCAAAGTCTTTAGGATCTGTTGCACTCTTTGCTTTTTTCTGTAGTTCTTTACGTTCACTGTACCAACGTGCTAACAAGCCAGGGATAACACCCTGCTTCTCGTAAGTAAAGATAGTACCATTGGCACTGAGCATCCAAGGATTGCCTCTCATGTATATAATGTCATATGCTTCAGCGGCTGACATTTCAGTACTAGATCCATTCTCCCAGTCGATAACAACGTCATAGCCTTTGTTTTGTGCCATAATCTCGTCATACTCGTATACATTGAACTTACCGTCCCAAAAGTCAGCAAATACTTTACCTTCTGCAAGCCAAGCATTTAATTCTCGCTTAGTCTGCTGTTGACGTACTTGTCCTACGATTGTTTCTGGACTCATGTTGAGTGCACGAATTAGACTAGGATACAGACTGTTTAAGTCCATTGAACCAATCCAGTCATGCAAGCCCTTTTTAGGATACGCTACATACGCACCCGCTGCCTGTGTTTCACCTTCGCCGGCACGTTTACGATCAGGAACAATAAGTTCTCTGCTGTGAGCTTCGTTGATAATCGCTTGATCAGTAACCGCCACAGCGCCCATTGTTGTACGAAGTGTAACGGTGTTTGCATGTGCAAGTACATTTACCAGATCCAGATACTGTAGCTTGCGATCTAGCTTGACCAATAGCATTGTATCTTGTCTGTTGTAAGCAATAAACTTTTCAAAGTCATTGTTATATAACTGATCCAAGGTGCCTTCATAGTGAACTTTGTTTTCACCTAGTTCAATCTCACCCACATAGTCTAGTCGATATGTGTGAAGTTCATGATAGGTATACTTGCGATAAAGTTCTAGGTAGTCTAGATGCACACGACCGATAAAGTCGTAAGTTTCTGCAATACGTCCAAACTTTTCGTATTCTCTGCGTTTAGGTAGTTGATTCCAAAGGCAAAATCTGCGAGTGTGATCTTTGCCTAGGATACGAGCAATACGATTGACAGTATAAGGAATGTCATAGCCTTCACTGTTCCATCCACTGATAGTATCCGCATCCTCAATCAGCGTGAGAAACATATCAAGCATTTCTGCTTCTGTATTACAGAGAATAGTGTCGTCAAACCTGCTTACAATAGCAGCCGCATCTTCCACTGACATTGCCTTGGGCTTAATGCAAAGTGTAATTAGCTTGTCTAACCAATTACAGTACAAAGTAATTGCAGTAATTGCATTAAATGGATCGCTGGGATCAGCAAAGCCTTTGGTTCTGTCGTAGTCTGCTTCGATGTCAAAAAACACTTTGTTCAGTTCTGGCGCATCTGCATTTAGATAATTTGTTTCTAAGCAACGATTAAGTGGCCTAATATCACTTTCATACAGTTGTTTGTGTCCATAAACACGTTTTTCTTTTTCAAATGCCTTGTGACTAGAAACAGCAACTTTGCTTAACTTTTCACCACCAATGGCTGTGTATTTTCCCTTAGGGTCTTGATAATAGAACACATAGTGAGCAGGAAAGTTTTTGAACTTTCTCTGCCCATCTACACGCTCTACCACATTAATTAAATCTTTTTCTTTAACGTATACTGCGTCAACGTAGCTCATTTAAATCCATTACTAAACATTTGGCTGCACCACCTGCTTTGAGAAATTCTCGCATGTCAAATTGATGATGATTGTAGCCGTATTTCAATAGTAATACACTTAGTTCGTCGCTACAGTTTGGCGTGAAAATATTATCCAAAATACAAACTGTATTGCAAGCAAATTTAAGTGCATCTTCTTCTGATACTTCTATTATATCTTCAAAGCTGTCATAAATCAAGTCTTGACTTTCATTACTAAACGCTCCTGGATACCAAAGTAGTTCGCCATGTGGCAAAGGACAGAAACATGTATCTAAATGATACCATCGATTGTCCTTTAACTCTAATACATTTATCTGTTCACCTAATATAGTTTCTAATTCATTCACTACTAGTTTGGTAGTTCTAAATCCAGTGCCTAACCAAAGACGCCCTTCTGCATCTCTAAGTATATCACCTTGACCTTCAAAGTAGTCATTGACAGTATGCACGGTGTAGCCATTATTAACAAACCATTCGTTAAACACATCTTCTTCACCTTGTCTTTGCCCATACCTAAATCTACTTAGGATCACATTTTTATCATTAAACTGAAATCCTGCATTGGCTGTAAAAACCATGTCAGGCAACTTTCTTACTGGCTGCACTAATTTAACATCAGCACAACTTCTAATCATAGCATAAAGCAATTCCCATTGTTTCATTGCTTCCTGCCCGTTTACAAAATTTAAGTTATTGCTCATCCATGGATTAATATCATACTTGACATCAAAGTAATATGGACGGCACATTAATACTTGTTTCATATAAACTTTACCGCTAATACAACCAATATTATAACATTACAAAAAGCATTTGTCAAGATCACAGCGTTCTCTTTCCATAAAAAACCTGCCCATATCCAAAGGCAGTTTCCAAAGAACTGCAACATTATATTGTAAGGATAAAACCAGTTGCCTGCTAATAGTGTTACGCTAAACATGATGCTTACAGTTGAAGCCCATTTAACATACCATACTAATTCTTGTTCGGTTAGGAATCTTTTTAATTTTTGCATTAGTTATCTCGTCGTCTGACAATCCATCATTGGTCTTGTGTATTTAACACTTGTGTATTAGAAATAAATAGTGGTATGAAAGAACTATACATAGAACTCAAAGTAGATAACTTTAAAGAAATACAAGAAGAATTGCGCCAAGCTATTCCTCAATATACTATTGAAGGTTTCCCGAAGGCAATTTGGAATACATATGATTCGGTAATAGAAAAATGTCCTAAAGTAAAAGAATTTTTTGCTGACAGATGCATAGTACCGTTTGATGAAATTAAGTGGTATATTACACCACCGGGAATGAAATTACCGATACACAAAGACGGAACAGCCCTGCGCTTAGGTTATGAATTTCATAACTTTGGAATCAACATGCCTGTGCTTGGAGTAGAAGGTACTACACACGACTACTGGACTACAGAGCATGAGAATATTTTATTTCCAGGCACTATCAGCGAGTCAGAACGACAGCACGGCTATAAAGGCGGAACCGTAGATAGAGTCATTGATCCTAATAAGGCTGTCCTGGTAGACAGCCTTGAACTTAGAACTCCTACAATTATTAATACGTCGCAGTTTCATTCAGTTACTAACCCAACTGACCATACTAGAATTGTAATAGCATTTAGATGGAGTATTAAGCGCCAATCGAAGGATCCATCAGACTACATTAGGTTTGATGACATTAGAATGTAAAATAAAACCCTCCTAAAGAGGGTTTTATTTTAACGATGTCCTGCTACTTCTAGAACTTCTTCAACTTCTGTAAAGTTGTTTTGTTCTTTTTCAAACTCGTTTTTATATGCAATCTTAAGAGCTTTCTTAAGTGTAGCTGGTTTCATATCAAGTTCTTCTGCAATAGCTTTAACAGTTTCGTTAAGACCTTCATTCAAAGCCGCAACTTCACTCAATACTTGAATACCTTCTGCAAATAGTTTTTTGATCTTTGCTTTCTCTTCTGGGCTAAACATACGCTGGGGCATGTGTGGTTCTCCTATGTAATTTAGCTATTATATAAGGAGTCTTAGCTCAAGTCAAGAGTTTTTTTGAAAAAGAGCAACTTCTTTTTTCCGAAGTTTAACCAATTCTTCATCTACTTTGCCGGCAAC